GATAGGTACGACGATAACTTTGTCCCACGTGTGTCTGTTACTTGGGAGGACATTTCCTTTGAAAGGCTACTTGAAGCAGAAGAGAACAAGTACAGGTGGCGAATTAACCTAAGCTCGTTGGCGCAGAAGATTGAAGGAGTGAACGGCGGGCAACTAATAGAGGTTGGTGCCCGTCCAAATACAGGTAAGACATCTTTTCACGCTAGTCTCTTGGCTGGTAAGAACGGTTTCATTGAACAGGGTGCTAACTGTGTAGTACTTTTGAACGAAGAAGATTACGATAGAGTTATTGTGCGCTATCTAAATGCATCGTCTGACGCGAGCAGTAAGGACATTCTGAAAAACAAAGAAAAGTATTTTGAACACTGGCGTACTAGGCGTATGCCCTGGTTGAAAGTTAAGAATGCTTCTGACTACAACATGGCTTGGGTAGAGTCGGTGTGTAAGTACCATAAACCTGATGTCGTCGTGCTTGACATGGGAGATAAGTTTGCAGACTACACCGCATCCACGATGCGTATTGATGAAATCTTAAAACGAAATGTCGTATACGCACGGCAGATTGCAAAGAAGTACAACTGCTGTATCTTTTATATGTCTCAACTATCCGCTGAAGCGGAGGGAAGAGTACAGTTAGACCAGTCAATGATGGAAGGATCAAAGACAGGTAAGGCAGCAGAAGCAGATTTAATGTTGTTACTTGCGCGAAATCCTGTTATAACCGGACAGGAAGAACAAGATAACTACAGATACGTGAACGTCGTTAAGAACAAATTAAATGGCTGGCACGGCATGGTAACTTGTGAATTCGATCACACGAAAGCCTTGTACACAGCGTAAGGAGATAACAATGGCAACTTTCTACACACCTACCAAAGACAAACATATATTTGCTCCGTTTGGACCGGCTATCGGGTACCTTAAACTATCGGATGAGTTGATTAACCTTTTGAATCGTCAGGTAGATAACCTAGATCAAGCAATAGGAACTACTCAAACGGTAGGAATGGAAGACTATTCACACAATTTGGTTGGAAAAGTTAAAGAGGAACTTACTTTCAACGAAGCTATGAAGGAGAAGTTTCTTGAGGAGACAAAACAATTTATTGCAGAATATGTAGCGTTCAGTGAAGTTAGAAATTCTCTAGGGCTGAGAACATTAAACACAGAAAAATTTAATTACGGTATTGAATTGGTGTCGGCTTGGGTTGTCCGGCAATTTGAAAACGAGTATAACCCGTTACACATTCATACACACTGCCGACTATCTTGTGTCGGTTATCTAAAATTACCAGAGGGTATTGACAAAGAATGGGAGGAAGACTACACTGACCATCACCCAAGTAACGGGCATATTCAATTTGCACACGGCACACCTAGCCACTGGTCAATGACCAACTTTATGGTTAAGCCGCAGGTAGGAGACTTCTATTTGTTCCCAGCAGATCTTTTTCACTGTGTCTATCCCTTTAGCACAGTAGGTGAACGTAGGAGCTTTAGTGCTAACTTAAACTTTGTAGAAACTGGAAAGGACACGTAACATGAGGATGGTACTCGACGTTGAGAACACGACAGTAACTCGGAACGGTACCTTGTATCTTGATCCTTTCGAGGAAGAAAATTCTTTAGTTATGGTGGGTATTCTTCCTGAGAACGAAGACCAGCAGGTGTTCGTGTTTGACCATGCCGATCTACCACCAACAGAAAACGGGCGTGAGAAACTTCAAAGATACCTGGATAAGACAACGCTTCTTATTGGCCATAACATCTCACACGATCTCATCTGGCTGTGGGAAACAGGGTTTATCTACGAAGGTAGTGTCTACGATACTATGATTGCAGAGTACATTCTTTTACGGGGACAGAAGGCTGGACTATCGCTAGGTGTATGCGCTGACCGATACGATCTAGAAACAAAGAAGGATGACACGCTAAAGAACTATCTAAAACAGGGTGTGTCTGTTCGGGATATTCCGGGTGAAGAATTGCGTGAGTATTTAATTGCTGACCTACGTGCAACCTGTCAGCTAGAAGAAGTGCAGCGCGAGCGTCTCTACACAGACGAATTATCCTCACTTGAAAACACACTTGTGCTCTCAAACGAGATGGCAAAGGCTCTTACCAGTATGTACCGGAGAGGCTTTCGCGTAGATCAAGGCGCACTTTACGATGTGCGTGAGCAGTTTGTACGCGAACGTCAGGAAATTACGGAGTACTTAGACACTAAAATTAAAGAGCTAATGGGAGATGTTCCAATTAATCTAGCTAGCCCTGAGCAATTGTCTACTGTCCTGTATAGCCGTAGACCTAAAGATAAAAAGGCTTGGGCTGAGATGGGACTGTCTAAAATTACGGAGAAAAATTTTAGTCAGATGGTGTCCGACCACACAGAACCCGTGTGGAAATCTTATTTACGTAAGTGTTTTACGTGCTCTGGCACGGGTAAGATTAGAAAAGTTAAAAAGAACGGAGAACTTTTCAGGAAAGAAACCAATTGTTCGGAGTGCCAAGGTAAAGGCTACACTGTTGTACAGGGGAACGCAATTGCTGGGCTGAAGATCAAGCCGCCCACAAGTAAGTTCTACTCATCCCACGGTTTTGTAACTGATAAAACATCTCTATCTTTTCTAGAACGGTCGGCAGTTAAGTATAAAAAAGATGAGGCAGCAGAGTTTCTGCGAAAGGTGCAGCGACTGTCTGCCTTGGACACCTATATCAATTCGTTCGTGGATGGCATAGGCAAACATGTTAAAAGAGACGGGTTTCTGCATGTGCGACTCAACCAACACATGACATCTACGGGTAGACTTAGTGGTAAAGAACCAAACATGCAGAATATGCCGCGCGGCGGTACGTTTCCCGTTAAGAAAGTCTTCGTATCTAGATGGGAAGATGGGAAGATACTCGAAGCTGACTTTGCTCAACTAGAGTTTCGTACCGCCGCGTTTCTTTCTCAAGATGAAGTAGCTATGAAAGAAGTAAGCGAAGGGTTTGACGTGCATTCGTACACAGCAAGTGTTATAACGGAAGCGGGTCAGCCTACCTCACGCCAGGAAGCCAAAGCGCACACCTTCGCCCCTTTGTACGGGGCAACAGGGTACGGAAGGACTGCTGCGGAAGCCGCTTACTACAAACATTTCACAAAAAAGTACGAGGGCATTTCTAAATGGCATCAGGATCTGGCACGAAATGCCCTCAATAAGGGTGTTATTACTACACCTTCTGGTAGGCAGTTTTACTTTCCCGGTGTACAAAGGAGAATGAATGGTAGTGTGACGTACTTTACTCAGATTAAAAACTATCCTGTACAAAGTTTTGCTACCGCTGACATTGTACCCTTGGCATTTCTAGAGATAGACTCTATGCTACGGAAACTAAAGTCATGCATTGTAAACACTGTACATGACAGTATCGTTGTCGATGTTCATCCACAGGAGGAAGAAAATGTCATAAAGATTATAGGCGTCGTAAACGAAACACTAACAGATGTAATTAATTTGCGATGGGGTATTGACTTCAATGTCCCTCTCGTGCTAGAACCTAAAATCGGTTTTAACTGGCTCGAACTTTCTGAAGCAGCCTAACTCAAAGGAGAAATAAAACATGACGAATCAAGTAGCAGTACTCGACACTAATAACTTTGACTCACTTGCTAAGGCTATGGGTATGTCCGTAGAGGGGGCCGAGAGGAATACACAGACGCTTCCACGTCTACGTATTTCCCACTCCAGCATCATGGGTGATACAGAGGTAAAGGGTAAGAAAGTTAAAATGGAAGTAGTACCTGCTGGAATGTATCGCTTTGAAGTACCAGAAGGACCAACCTACTACGCTTCTTCAATTAGTCTTCGCCCATTTGCTCAACGCTTTATGTACAAGCGTTTCATCAAGGGCGACGGCAACAACCCCAACAGGTTTGTCAAGACTGTGATGTCGGATAATCTTAACAAGGATCTAAAGGACAATGCTGGTGGTTTCAATTGTGGAAAGCCAAGCGGTTGGGTTAAAGACTTTAAGGCTCTTCCTGCTTCCACACAGGATCTAATCCGACAGATTAAGCGTACACGAGTAGTGTTTGGTTCTGTCTTATTAAACGACGTTCTCGATGAGAATGGAGATCCTGTAGATAACGTCAACCATCAAGCCTGTATTTGGGAGATTGAGAACCGCACAGCGTACAAGGAAATTGGAGACGTATTCTCTTCCTTCTCACGTAAGAAGAGGCTACCTATCCAGCACAGTGTAGAGCTATCGACCACGGCTGTACAATTACCCAACGGTAATTCTTACTATGTACCCGTGTCATCAGTCGATATGGACACGTCACATTCAATTACCAAGGAAGATCAAGATACCTTCTCCATGTTCATGGATTGGATTGACGGGTACAATCGGTATATCCTAAAAGCCTGGGCAGAAAACAATTCTCAGGACGATAGTTATGATGATGCGGACACAGCATTAGCAGGTGAGATTTCTAATGTCTTTTCTGAAGACACAGATGAGGTGCCCTTGTAATGAAGCATCCCGTTGAACTGGCGTTGGTGCAGTACATGGAAGATGCTGCCTCTGGTAAGTCTTCTATCTCTGACACTACAATTGAACGCATAGCCAAGGAAGTGTCTGAGGCTGTACAACGCCAGTTCGGGGGGAAGTCCGACAGAAAGACTTTCGGTTTACGTATGTCAAATATCGGACGACCTTCCTGCCAACTTTGGTGGTACAAAAATGCACCTGATAAAGCTACTCCACCTCCGTATAACTTTGTTATGAACATGTTACTAGGGGACATCGTTGAGACTGTGTTTAAAGCTCTGCTTACAGAAGCGGGTGTAGAATATCAAGACAACGCCCGTGTCGAGCTTGAACTTGGAGACACGAAGATCTCTGGTACCTATGACATCGTAATTGATGGAAAAGTTGATGACATTAAGTCAGCGTCTAACTGGTCATACAAAAACAAGTTTGAGTCGTTCGAGACACTTAATCAAGGCGACTCATTCGGTTACGTAGGCCAGTTAGTTGGCTATGCAGAAGCATCTGGCTATGATGTCGGAGGTTGGTGGGTAGTTAGTAAAGCCTCTGGGGAATTTAAATACGTTCCTGCGGATGGTGTTAACACTATGGAGGTTATGCACAAGCTCAAAAGTACGGCCAAGAATGTACACAACAACGAGCTGGTTCGAGAGTATGAGCCGGAGCCTGAAACCTTCAATGGTAAGCACACGGGTAATATGGTGTTAAACCATAGCTGTTCTTTCTGTTCTTTTAAGAAGTCCTGCTGGCCATCACTTGTTACACTACCGTCCGTGTTCTCTAAGGCTAAAAATCCCAAGATGGTAGATTACGTTAAAGTTGTTAAAACTATTGACACTTAACGGTACATTTACTATATATACAACCTTGCCGCTGTTAACGGCAACATTTCTGTAACAGAAAGGAATAGACCTATGACAGAAGACGAACAAAATGAGATGGAAGAATTACAAAATTCAATCCGTGCAATGGAAGGAGAGCTTCGTGCAGCTAAAGATAGGTACCGAGAGTTGAAGACGGCACGTCTGCGTGTAGCTGTTGAGGCTAAACGAGAAGCTGAAAAAGCTCTACAAGGTGAACTACGGGCTATGGGATTAGGGTACTCTGCGTATCAAACACCTACCTTTCCTTCCACATTCCTATGGCGTAGCCTAGCGTAATGCGATACTCCTTTTCGGCAGTAGCTAGAAAGTATGGATTTAGATCCGGTCTAGAGCACAGCCTCTCTCAGTACTTAACAGAGTTAGAAGTTCCCTACCTGTACGAGGCAATAAAAATTGAGTGGGAGGACTTGGCATACCGTACCTATACCCCTGACTTTATTCTCCAGAACGGAATACTAGTGGAGACTAAGGGACTTTTTACTACTGCCGATAGGAGAAAGCATCTTCTTATTAAGAACCAACATCCTGCTATTGATTTAAGATTTGTTTTTGAAAACAGTCGCAGGAAGATACGTAAGGGTGCTAAGAGTACGTATGGAGACTGGTGCCACAAACACGGATTTAAATACGCAGATAAAGTAGTTCCAGATGAGTGGTTAAATGAAGACAAGGGTAAGCACGTTGTGTATCCTTCCTTCGTTCCTTACAAAGCTAAAAAGAAAGAGAGGCGAAATGGAAGATAGACTAGCTCCAAGACCAGAAGACTTTACCATACGAATACGTCCAGGTTTACAGGGATCACAGTGGGATGGTACAGTTTCTATAGATGTTGCGTGGAAGGAAAGCAACCCGTTAAATGACGACGACTTCAACCAGATAATGCATCTTACACAGATGGTATGCTCGTCCGTTCCACTTATGGAGTGTGACGATGCGCTAGCTAAAATGATGGCTAACTATGTAGAGACTCACTACGTAGCTGAAGAACCTACGTCTAACAAACTAGAAGTAGTATCGCGAGAAGGTAACATAGTTAAGTTAAACTTTGGGAGTAGTCAGAATGCCAAAAGATGATATGGTTAATAGTCCACCTCACTACAATCAAGCAGGTATAGAGTGCATTGAAGCAATAGCAGCAGCTACGAATGATGGTTACCAATTCTTCTTGCAAGGTAATGTGATTAAATATATTTGGCGTTACCGATACAAGAATGGAGTAGAAGATCTACGTAAAGCGCAGTGGTATCTGCAAGAATTAATAACATGTCTAGAAAAAACAACTTAGAAAGTTATCACTGCGTAATACGGGCAGTAGTTGACCGCGACGTGTTTCACGTCCCCGTTGACGGGGATTGTCGTGAAGATCTACATGAAATCTTAGTAGATATGATACATGAAATAGATGGAATTGAACTGCGGACAATTCGTATTGTTAAGAAAGGAAATTAATAAATGTTTAAATCAAATAGAAACCCCATGTTTCGCAGTAAATTTTCAGAGGATATTTTTAATCTAAAATATTCTCATGCCGGTTGCGATACATGGCAGCAATTGGCTAGCGTTCTAGTCAAGGATGTCTGTGGCAATCTTCGTGACGATGAACAGAACCTGATGTCTGTTTCAGAACAACTTCAACTTACTGAGTATATTAAG